GTCATGTCTGTTGTTGTAGCTTGTCCTATATCTGTGTATGGCATTTTAAACCTCTAACTTAAATGGTATCCTTACTGATGATTGAGTTATTTCGTTAGATGCACTTTCATCAAATCCTGAAGTTGCTCCTTTAGTCAAATTAGTTGTTCTGTTTTTTGGGTCTGCTCCCATAGATACCCAACTAAGAACAGCTGTCTCTGCTGTTTCATATCCATAAAACTCAACCTTTATTCTTAATTTTTCTCCTGCTTTGAAATGTTTTTGTGTTATTGAAAACGTTGATGTATGAACCACTGTCTTTTGGTCACCTGCTCCACTTGTTGTTGTATAAGGCAAAGTAACCTGTGCCGCCAAAGAAGTTTCTGTTGAACCATCATAATGGTATGGTCTTACTTTCATTCTCCATAATCTAACAGCTGCTCCATTTTGGTAATAAGCTGCTGCTATTGAAACTACTAATGTCCCTTTGATATTTACAGCTGAGTTAAATGTTATATCTAAGTTCTGAGTGCTTCCTACTTGTGCTTCTGTTGTTGTTATATTCAAATCCCCTGCTATCAAATAATCTGTATTGGTACTATAAACAGTATTATCTGTTGTAAAAAAGAAAGTCGATGAACTGTTTGAAATTCCCAAATAATAAGTTACGTAACCTGTATTGTCCACTAAATCGACATACTCGTAACTCTTCAAAATCTTATATCTTTGTGGAAATTTTATTGTCATGCTCCATTAACGAAATCCTGTGTCTTTAAATCTTTGAGTATCTTTATACACCTTGTAAAGCCATCACTCAATATGACAATCATGTCTTCAGCTTCTTCTCTTGAAGTAAAGCCACTCATGTCATAATTAATGACATATATTGCAGCTAAATTAGACGCTGCTTCTTTTAATATTCCCTTAACATCAACATTCAAAGCAGCATAAGCATCACTCCAATTATATCTCGTATAAGCATTAATTACGCTTTCTGCCTGAGTTACAAAATTATTTGTGTAAGCTTCTGCCTTTGAAGTTGCACTTGCATTTGCTCCTGCTTTGTATTGAACCTCTGCTGTTGTGCAGAATATTCCTGTATCTGCCATGTTATTTCATTTTCATAACAAGCCATGTTATCATTATAGTGTTGTATAATGTCAAGGCAGTTGTAAATCCTTCAACGAATCCCATTCTAAACTGAAGTTATAAATATATTTAAATGTTTGTCTTTGACAGACCATGCTGCTCTTATCAATCCTTCCACAATATGTGAGTAATTTCCATAGATTCTTAGCCCTTTTTCGCAATATTCATACTGAATTGAACGCAAACTTAGCTTAATTTCACCATTTCTCAGCAAAAATATCTTCTTTTGCTCCATTAATCGCAATAAGTTATTATACAAATCTTCTTTCATCAGCTTCTTTTTTCCTTTGTCATCTTTGTCTAAGCTTCTCCTTGAGTTATTTATTGGCACAACCTTGCGCCTTGTCTGTGTATTCTCTAGCAAATTATCAAACACAGCTACTCCTAGACCCCCATCATCTATATAGATTCTCCTGAAGTTATACTTTCTATCTAACTCTAGAATCATGCTTGTTGTATCTGTTGTAAGTGTCTTTGTAGTGACTATATGCTCCACTTGCTTTAGAGTATCGCCCTCTCTCTCTAACACCTCAAACGAACTCTCATCACTTCCCATTCGTGCTACATCTACTCCTAAGAAATAAGGAAATACCTGACTCACGAGTTTCTGTTTATCCAAAACACACACCCTTTTTATTAGCTCATCACTGAAAAATCTGTGCAATTCATCAACAAACTCTCCTAAATACTCCTGCGCATACTCAGCTTTAGTCATTCTTTCACGCTCTTGCTTCAGGAATTTCTCATCTTTTCTAGGACAATCCTCGCTTGAAATATGAAATGTCTTGAATCTTTTGTCAGAAAAAGCCCTATAAAAGAACCCCTGCTTACCGAAAGGACTACTCAAAAGCCACATAGTCCCCTTAGTCACTGCTAACATAGGAATAACAGCATTCCAAACTTCATCAGTTATAAACGCTGCTTCATCTGCAATAAGCAAATCTACTGTGTGACCTCTTACACCATAGCCCGAATCGCCCGTAGGAACGCACAGGATTGACGAATTGTTAATCAGAGTAAGTTTATGCCTAGTAGGTTTATCCTTGCCTTTCTTAATCATTCCTTTATACTTTGCGTGTATGTAAGCTATGACTTTTTCAAACAGGAGTAACGCCTGACGCTCTACTTTTGCTATGATAATTATTTTTTGATTCGGCTTCTTTACAGCTGTTTCCCCTGCTTTTATGCTTATAACTGTACTAGCTCCTACCTGCCTGCCCTTTCTTACAGCTATATTCCCTTCACTATTCAGTACTTCCAATTGCCAGCTGTCTAGCGTTTTCCATGGCTCTGTCAAGTTGTATTCCATAAATATCAAACAAATCCCAAATATTAAAACACCCTGCTTCTAACGGCAGTGCTTTAACCATATCTCTAAGGTCTTGCGCTGTCAAGTTGTGCTTCGATATGATTTCTTCTATAACGCTCATTTCCTACTCCAACATTCTTTACATATCTGAAACTCACCTTTTGCATCATTAACAAACCACACTCTCTCACACTCATGACATCTTCTTGCTTTGATAGATGCACACCCAAATAAAATTTTTTTTAAATGGTCAGGTATCTCTCGTTCACATAACTCAAATGGATATAATCCCTTGTTGTTGCTTACCTGCCTACTTACTAAATCAATTCTTTCAACAAGTGCATCTTCAACTACTGACGAAATATTTATATTTTTTTCCTTTGCTTTCACCAACAATTCAGGATCTATTGAGATGTTAGTTCTTGTTTTCATACACATTCACAATACACACGAATATATAAACTTTTCTATTCTACACACTAACAATACACACCTTTACGAATAAAAAAAAAAGTTATTCGGTATAAACCCCCCTCTTAAACTCCCCCTCTTGGGAATATCGTGTGTATGTACACACGATTTTAGGACAGGTAGATTCCAGTAAATACATTCCTTTATAAACCTTTCCATAACAGAATCCTTACTAGTAGATGAGTTATGGGTCTCATTACCAGAGATTTTTTAATTTAAAAAATCTAAGAAAATAAAGTGCTTGAAGTTTATATAGTTTTGTATGGTCTAGTATATTCCAAAATTTTTTATGTGGGAAGCATATACAAAAAAAACAAACACAAACAATAATCGTATATAATACAAGATAGAAGGGTGGGGGGTAGGGGGGTATATAGGTTCATACTGAACCTTTTAATTACGAAGTATATATCTTATATATTAATAATGTAGTTACGTAGTAACTACGTATTATTGATTATATAAATATTACGGAGTAATTAAAAGGTGAAGAGATTATAGGTAATTAAGATATACTTGGGGGGTGGGGTGGATATTAATCCTGAACGTAGTGAAGCTAGATTATGATGTTGATTAGTTTAGATTGTTTAACGGGGGTGCGGGGGTGTCCCCTGCTTTAATGATTTAATGTAGCAAAAAAATAAGTTTATTGGCGAAGTTTCTTTATTAGTTCCAATACTTTTCTTAATTCCAATTCTATGTTATCTAAGTCAGTTTCTTTTATCTTACTTTTCTTTTCATGTGTTACCAAATACCTTATTATTGAATAAAGTGTGTTTGATATTTCAGTTATTTCTTTATTGTCTTTCATTTTAACCTCATATTAATTTAATTTAATTTATCTAGTAGCTAGATAGTATAGCAAAAAAAATATAGTTATTGGTGTAGTTTAAAGTTTTACTACTTCGTATTTCTCTCTAGGGTCTGTAGGTGAATGCCTGCAGTAGAAGCCACAAGCATTTTGCCATACTTTCCTAGTTTGATTCCATTTGAAGTTATTAGCTTTGAGCCAATTAATTACTTCTTCAGATGGTTTCTCTGGGAATGAACACCAAATCCATTTGCCTACTATGTAGAATTTATCAAGACAGTCATTTCTTTCTACAATTATTTTGTATAGGATTTCTCTTACTGATTCTGGGAAGTCTTCTTCTTTTAAAGGAATTTTGACTTCTGTTGAATGAATAAGTTCTTCGTCCTGAGCTTCTATTTCAGCTGGATATTCTATTACTTTTTCCATTTTAAGTACCTCTATTAATTTAATTAATAATAAGGAGTAACTCCTCAATGTTGGGGAGTTACGGATTATTGTTAATCTGAGCGTAGTGATGATAAACGAACGGAAATATTTATGTGTTTCTGATGACTTCAGTGTTTATCGGAAATACTTAAATAGATTCCGTTTGTTCGTCACGTAGCGAAGCTATATTTGCTCCTGCTACTTAGCCATTAGTTATGTAGTTGTAAAATTCTTTTGCTTTATCTATATCTCCATTAGCTATCTCTAATGCTTTAGCTCTGTCAATTCTTTCTATGTTTCTCTCTTTACTTTGCCATACTCCATCTTTAGCAAAGCTTTGTATTTCTACTTGTTCGTCATCTTCTGTTGGTTCTTCATTTCCATATACTTTCTCTATGTTGCTGTATTTACCTGATGTCTTTACTTCTACTGAAGCTATTTTACCTTCATATTTCTTCAGTTCTTCAGATGCTTTGGTGTCAAAACAAGACATAAATCCTTTGTCTGTTTTGAACCTTGTGTATCTCTTTCCTGCTGTTGTTTTCTTATCTTCAAAGTCTTCGACCTTTAGATTTGTTTTCATTCTAAACTCCCAAATGATTCCATCATTCTTTGATTTAATTGTTTTATTTTTTCAACGTCTAGGACGTTTACTTTTATTTCCCAATTGTATCCTTTACTCATCTTCATGAGTTTTAGATATTGGGTTACATCTTCTGTTATTTGTTTTTGTTGTTCCATTTTTCTTTTTTATGTAATCTATGATTACGTTGTTTAGTTCAATAGACATTTCTAATTGTTCAGTATCTTTAATTAGTTTGTCTAGTATGATATCGTATTTGTTCTCTGCTATTTTGAAATCTTTATTTTCTATCATTTGAATATAAGTAGGCATCACGAAGATGCCTACGCTGTAAGGATAAGAGTGACGAAACCTTACATCTCCTTTAAAGGATTATTAAGTTTAACTGCTAATCTTTGAAAGTAATGAGCCATACTTTCATTAGGGTATGGTCTCAAATATCTTTTTACTTTTCTTAAATCCTGTAGTTTGATTCTTATTATTATATCTTCTTCCATATATGTTACAGAAGTAACACTACTATATAAACATATGTGTAGTGTAGAATATATATGTTCTAGTAGTATCTTCTTACTGACTTAACTACTTTCATTTTATTATATTCTGAAGTTCTGCTATCTTATTATCTAGTTCAGTTAAGTTATTTGACAGATTTGTTCTATCTACCTGCATCTTAGGCAGTAAGATATTGCCAACAAATTCTTTTATTAG